GCTGCCCGATACCGCTCCAGCGGTAAGGTGAGCATTGAGACCATCCAGGCCGTGGCGGACGCCTGGCGCAACGGCGAGGTGGAAGTTGGCTTTGCAGGCGGCAGGATCCAGGTGACCTTTGTGGGGGACTATGGGGTCCCGGAGGACCTGCAGGCGCTGCAGGAGGCCATCGGCCGCACCATCCCGGCCCATCTGCCCATGGATTACTTCTTCCGGTATCTCCTGATCCGGGAGATCCACCAGGTTAAGACACTGACCCAGATGCAGCAGCTGACGCTCAAACAATTTGCGGGAGGGAGAGAGTAATGGCGAGCTATACGCCCAATCTGAACCTTTTGATGAAGGACCCTGTGGCGGACGGAGCCGACACCTTTAATATTGAAACCATGCTCAACCAAAACTGGGAGAAGATCGACCGGCAGGTGCTGCTGGCCATGGCGGCCGCGGCGGCGTATGACGCCGGGACGACCTACCGGAAGGGAGATTTCTGCTCCCGGGGCGGGCTGCTGCACCGGGCCAATCAGGACATTGCGCAGCCGGAGGCATGGACCGCCGGACATTGGACAGATATTTCCATCACTGACGTGATCCGGGGCCTGACAGCGGCGGACGTGGGGGCGGCTCCTGGCGGGTTTGGCTTCGGGGATGCGATACAGGAAATTGCGGCCGCCAGCGCGGAGGAATCCTATGAGACATACTGCGCCAAGGTAGACGCCGTACTGGACGCGATGCCGGACAAGACGGCAAAACTGGTGCGGGCCTATCCGCCGGCAGTATACGGCAATGCAGGTACTACGTTATCGCTTTTATACAAGAGCGACGCCAACTATGCGGTACTATCCAATATCGGCAGTGCAGACATGTGGCTGTGTGGATGGCGAATGTTCAAGCACCGGTATCCCTCATCGTCAAGCCCGTCAGTGTGGTTTCCGTTTGAGTGGGAGCATCCGCCCATGCAGTTGGGCGTCGAGTACCGAACGACCGAGCGGTGGCAAGAGGCTCCTGTTTATGCAAAATTGGTAAACTTTGGGGCTGCCCCCAATTCGGCATCAAGTTCTATCGCACACAACATTGAAAATTTCCAGCAATGCGCGGGATTGCATGGAACGCTGGGTGGATCAAACCTAATTGGGCACTCAGGTGTAGTGTCAATTGATGTAAATGCAAAAACAATCACCATTGAAACGAATAGGGATTTATCCAAAAGCAGTGTGCTTGTTTTGATTAGATACACAAAAACCACAGACTAAGGAGATTTGTGCGTGAAAATCATTAAGTTCCAAATTGTGTCCGAAAAAAATTATGGGACAGAAGAAAAACCGGATCTTCGTCAAGTTTTCAATGATAAGCAGTGTAAATACACCGAAACGGCATACGCTGATGCTCTGAAAGAAGCTTATAACGGTGAAGTCACTGTTGAGGACATCCCGGATACCCGTCCACTGCACGAGATCAAGTCGGAGCGTCAGGCGGAGAACAAGGCTGCTCTGGCTGCTTGGCTTGCTTCTCATCCGCTGACGTGGTTGGACGGGAAGCGATATGGCGTGGAGGAACAGGACCAAAACGAATTGGCATTGAATCTTATGCAGTACCAGGCGAACAAGGCCGCCGGACAGCCTGCCGTGCTGGAATGGCACGCCCAAAAGGAGGAGTGTCGGGCGTTTGAGGAGCCCGAATATACCGCCCTATCCATAGCTATTTCCGCTTATGTATATCCATACCGCCGGTACCAGGAGAAGATCAAGGCTGCCATCTACAATGCCAGGACAGCGGAAGCGGTGGAGGCTGTGGTCATTGACTATGCCGGGGTAATCGTGGAGGAGGGGGATGCCGATGTATAACCGTGCAGGCATTCTGAAAGCGGGCCGAAAAGTGGTCCGGGGTGTGCAGATCACCTTCTGGCGGGTGTGTGGCTGGATTTTTTTCGGGGCCCTGTACGGCGGGCTGGAAATCCTATGGAGGGGGCACACGCACTGGACCATGCTGGTGCTGGCAGCGGTCATTTCCATCCCGCTGGACATCGCAAACGACACCGTCATCCCGTGGGAGACGCCCCTGTGGCTCCAGGCCGTGATCGGCGGTACCATCATCACGGCGGCGGAGTTTGTGGTGGGCTGTATCGTTAATCTCTGGCTGGGGTGGGACGTGTGGGATTATTCCGGGATGGTGTTCAACATCTTAGGCCAGGTTTGCCTTGCATACTGGATGCTGTGGGTGGCGTTATCCCTCCCGGCCATCGTAATGTTTGATTTCATGGCCTGGAGATCCGGGCGGGGACCGCGGCCAATGTACAAACTACTTAGACCATAGGAGGGGGAGGAGAGTCCCATGACTACGGAAGTGATCTGTGCGCTGATTGCAGGGGTGGCGGCTGTTTTGTCGGCTCTGGCGGAGCGGAGGGCCCGAATCAGCACCAAACGAACGGAAGCCCGGGCGCAGCGCCGGGAAAAAGAGAGCCGGCTTGCCATGGAGCTGATGTACGCCACATGCTCGCTGTCTCTGACCACGGCCAAGAAGCTGGCCGGGCAGCATACCAATGGCGACGTGGAGGAGGCCATGACGGCGGCCGACAGCGCCAAAGAAGCGTATGTAGACTTTGTCCGGGACGAGGCAGCGCACCAATTCAGTAAAGTTTAATACCCGGCACCAGCCGGAAATTTGAAAGGAGTACATACCATGAAAAATCTTGAGGAAATCTTGCATCACTACACCAGAGGGGACAAGCCTCTGGACGAGACCAACCAGGAGCTGAAGAAGCTGGATTGCGGACTCCAGCTTGACCCCACCCGCAATCTCTTCTCCGCTCAGGAGCTGGCGGAAACCCGTGTGGGTGAGACGCCGGACGAGGCCAACGGCTGGGGGCTTATGGACCACGGCGTGGGCTGCCTGGAGAAGGTCCACGTGGTGGACGGCCGCACCGTGGACGTGGACATGGGGCAGGAGACGGCCTATGTGTACATCGGCGGCCGGTGCTACCGCCTGCGGGGTGACGTGCTGACGGAGGAGGACTGAGATGGAGCTGCTGAAAAAGCGGGCAGCCAACCTGCTGGCGGTCAAGAGCATTGTGACAATTGTGCTCACATGCGTCTTTGCTTATCTGGCCATTGCCGGCCACGTGACCACAGATCAGTTCTTAACGGTATTCACGGTGGTAATCGCCTTCTACTTCGGTACACAGGCGGAGAAGCGGAGCTCCCGGGCAGAAGGTATTGCTGAACTGCAAAGCGGAGCGATTGTCCTGTCAGAGCAGGGAGCGGTTCAAGGCGAACATAAGCAGGCATAATATGGAGCGGCAGGCGGGACCATCCTGCCTGCCGCTGTCGATAAGGAGGCAATCTATGCAGTTTGCGGCAACCTACCCGCTGGCGCAGATCCGGCGGGTGCAGATCTACAACAACATCAAGCGGTACCGGGAGACGGAGCTGGACAAAATCCTGCAGGAGACCGGCGGCAGCTTTGTGTTCGGCGGGCCGATCTTCCTCAGCGACCTGTCCGCCTGCTGCCACCTGAAGGGAGACGGCGTGGTGTACGGCGCGCCGGACTACCATGTGTGGGGCATGGCATGGGGCGCCGACGTGCAGGACTATGCCATGGAGCGGCTGCCCTGCGGGGCGGACAACTATGTGGAGTGCGTGGCCCTCGTCGTGGAGGGTGAGCCGCTGGCGGCGCCCCACTATCAGCCGGACATGGGCGGCAGGCGGCCCCGCCAGGCCATCGGCACCAAGGAGGGGCGGTTTGCCTATCTCGTCACCCAGACGCCCTACACCCCGGAGGAGCTGCGGGACGTGCTGGCGGCCGCCGGCTGGGACAGCGCGGTGATGCTGGACGGCGGCGGGTCCGTGTGCTACCGGGACCGGGCGGGCAATGGCTTTACCTGTGACGCGGACCGGGTGATCCCCTACTATCTCGTGGTCCACCTGGAGGCGGATGTGTCCGATTCTGACACCACCGGCGGGCAGTATGTGGTGACGGCCCAAAGCGGCCTCAATATCCGCAAGGGACCGGGCACATCCTTTGACAAGCTGGGAGGCTATTCCTGCGGCGCCGTGGTGGCCGTCCAG